TTGGCCAACGAGCATCACTGTTGGAGGAAAGACTTATAAAGTTACTTATCAGCAGGCAGTTTAAAGAAAGCCGCCGGGCAGCGTTTCAACGCTGCCCTGGATGAACTCATCACGGCAAAAGAAAGGAGTGACAGCAAATGACCGCATACATAGCAGGTTACATCCTGCAGCTGGTCGGTGCCGGATTTCTATGCTACATAATTGCGCGGCTGGGTGTCAATGCGCGTATTATCCGTAACCGCAAGCGGCATCCGGTCCGGCACGGCGTCAGCAGCAAACAGTCAGTGGTTGAAACAATGGAGGAGGAAAACACATGATAGACGAATCAGCTCATAAAGTATTTGATTACGGCATGAAGGATTGGCATGGCTTCTGCACACATAAATGCTCGCACTGTAGCAGACAGCTTGATATATATTACTGCGAAAGCAGGCTGTATCTTGCGTTGTAAGCACTGCAAAATTGTTTCACTCGTAGAAGCCGGAAATCCAAATGAAGCAGCCGAAAAAGTAAGCCGCCGCGCCGCCCCGGAAAACAAGGCGCTTACACTGGAGCAGCTGCGGCAGATGGACGGGGAACCTGTATGGATACCAATGCCTGATGGCTCTGGTTATGGTGACTGGGCAATCGTTGATATTGGGGCGCAAACCGAATTGCTCAAAGCGGTAGGAATAGAAGCATCTCATGATGAAAGTGAATACGGCAAAACGTGGCTTGCCTACGCCAGAAAACCAGAAGGGAGTAAAAAATCATGAACCGTATTAAAAATCTGCTTATCCGTTGCCGTATCCGCAAAGCTCAGCGTGCCATGGAGCAGCGCAAAGCCGCTAACCGGCAATACATACGCAGGAGGTTAGGACATTATGTATGACCCGTGCGCACAGTGCCCGTGCATCCTGCATAAAATCGTCTGCCGCAAGTTTTGCACCGTCTACAAGGCAGCCGTCCGCCACGACGTACATATCGGCATGATCGTGATGGGGCGCACCACGCACGACCGGATCGCCCGGGCATTAAAATAGCCGCCTCGTGGGGGCAACCACAAAGCGGCAGTAAAAAAATATTTCAATACCGCTATTTTATAGCGAGAAAGAGAGAATGTCAATGACCGACACTGAATTAATCGTTGCGCAGGCGAAACAGCTTGCAGAGCAGAACGCTCTGATTGATTATTACCGCAAGCGTTCCGACGAACTCGAAGCGGCTCTGCGCGTCCGGGATAATATCACGGAATCGGACGATCCGCTCCCGCTCAACGCGGTTGGAACCGCAAACAAAATGAAAGTGAGGGGTATGAAATGAAAACTTCTCTTATTAAAATTCGGAACATGTACGGTATTCGTGAAATCCAACTTTCTGGTGGCTCAGTTGAATTGACCGGAAAAAAAGGCACTGGCAAATCGTCCGTAATTGAAGCATTCCGCAACGGCATTACCAATCGCAGCGACCGCGATTACATAGTCAAGCAGGGCGCAGACGAGGCGGAAATCATCATTGAAACCGATACCGGCCTGAAAATCGACCGCAAGCGCAAGGCCAATATGAGCACGTCCAGCCTCAACCTGAAAGAAAATGGCCTGAACGTACCCCGGCCGCAGACGTTCCTGGACGATATCATCACGCCGCTGCAGCTGAACCCGGTCGAGTTCATCCGGAAGCCTATTGACGAACAGAACCGGATCATCCTCAACCTGATCGACTACAAATGGGACATGAAGACAATTCAGGACTGGTTCGGGGAAATCCCGCCAAAAGTAGATTACCACCAGAACATCCTGCAGGTGCTGAACGACATCCAGGCTGACAACGGGGTGTATTACCAGACCCGTCAGGAGATCAACTCCGAAAGGCGGTACAAGGAAAAAGACATTGAGGATCTCGCCGCGAAAATTCCGGAGCACTACGACGCGGCAAAATGGGAAGCCTATGATCTCGTCAGCAAGGTTACGGAACTGGAAAAGATCCGGTCCCAGAATGCCAAAATCCAGAAATGCAAGGACTATAAGGCGTCCTATGACGACAAGCTCCATGGGATTCAAACCGACCGGGACAGCGCGATTTTTGCCGCAAAGGACGCGATTGCAAATGAACGGCAGGGAATCCTCTCCACTATTGAACGCCTGAAAGCGGAAATCAAGGCCGAACAGGACAAGCTGTCCGGGCTGGAAGCGAAGCAGGACGACAAAATCAAGATTGCGCAGTCCGACTACGAAGCCGCAAAAGCCAAACTGGACAGCAATGTTGGGGTAGCGGCGCAGTATGCCAATGAACCAATTACCGACGTATCGGCCCTGACTGCCGAAATCAATACGGCTAAGGATATGCAGCGGTATTTGAACGAATATCACCGGATGACGGATATGCAGGCAGATGTTGAGGATTTACAGAAAAAGTCCGACGTCCTTACCGAGAAAATCGAACTTGCCCGGAAACTGCCGGGACAAATTCTCAAAGAAGCGAAAATCCCAATCAAAGGATTATCGGTCAAGGACGGAAAACCGCTCGTAAACGGTCTGCCGCTCTCGAACCTGTCCGACGGCGAAAAGCTCGACCTGTGCGTTGATGTCGCTATCAGTAACCCGAAAGGCCTGCAAATCATCCTGATCGACGGGGCGGAACGTCTGGACGATAAGAGCCGGGCGGCACTGTACGCAAAGTGCAAGGCTAAGGGGCTGCAATTTATAGCGAGCCGTACCACTAATGACGACGAATTGAAGGTGACGGAACTGTGATCCTTACTTCTGAAAATTATTACTCCCGTGAAGCCAACGAAGCCTATATGTCCGTGTCCCAGTTCAAGAGCTTTGAGCGCTGTGAGGCCGCCGCTATGGCGGAACTCCGGGGTGAATACGTCCGGCCAAAGACAACAGCTCTGCTTGTCGGCTCCTATGTGGATGCTTATTTTGAGGGTACTCTACCGGTATTCAAGGGACAGCATCCGGAAATTTTTAAACGTGACGGCAGCCTGAAAGCTGATTATACAAAAGCCGAACAGATTATCCAGCGCTGTGAGTCCGACCCTCTTTTCATGGAGTACATGAGCGGGCAGAAGCAGGTTATCAAAACCGCCGAGCTATTCGGGACCCCATGGAAAATCAAAATTGACAGTTATCTTCCCGGGGATAAAATCGTTGACCTGAAATGTATGCGGAGCATTGAGCCGGTTATGGGCGTTTCGTTCGTTGAGCACTGGGAATATGATCTGCAGATGGCCGTCTATTCCGCAGTAGAGGGCAATGGCCTCGAAACCTATCTGGCGGTTGCCACAAAGGAAGACGTGCCGAACCTGGAACTGATTCACATACCAAAATGGCGCCGGGTTGAATGCCTTGAAAACGTGCAGAAGCTGCTGCCACATTTTCTCGACGTGAAAGCTGGGAAGATAGAGCCAGAGCGCTGCGGAGTCTGCGACTACTGCAAGGCAACGAAAAAGCTGACCGGCCCTATTGACTATCAGGAAGCCGGGTACAGCAAGAAAGAGCTGGATGCTATGAAAGGGGTTTATTAAAATGGCTAATGCCTTAGTTTATTGCCCGTCCGGCGGCGGGAAAACGGTTAATGCAACCCGTGTGGCGATCGGCAAGCGGGGGAAGAATCTTCTCCTGTGCTCCGACAATTCCGCAGTTGTCCTGCGGAACTTTGACCGCCCGAATCTGGAAACCATAAATCTGGCAAGCATTAAGCAGTTCCTAAGCACATTTGACAATGCTGTCAGTGCAGAAAAATACGACTGCATTATTGTGGACAACCTTTCCGACCTGTTCGACATGTGGATCCTTGAGCTGGATGCCAGCGGTAAATTCAAGGATATGCGGCAGGCTTACCAAAGTGTTTACCAGGCGCTCAAGCGCCTGGTCCGCAAAGCGGGGCAGGTCAGCACAAACGTTATTTTCACGGCGTGGCACGATGACAGGGAAGTTACTCTGAGCAACGGCACAAAAATAAACCGCATTACGCCAAAACTTCAGCCGAAGATTCTGGACAATATCTGCGGACTGTGCAATATTGTGGCCTACATAAACACCGTCGAAAAGGACGGAAAAAAGCAGTGGTATTACATCCTCGAAGGGACGCCCCAGCTTTATGCGAAGGATCAGCTCTTCTGCCGGAAATCATGCCGGCCGGAAGATTTATTTAATGGAAAGGGCGTGAAAGCATGAAAGCTACTATAAATGCAAATGACCTCAAGCGCTTGATTGCTGCGACGAAAAAATTTGTGGAAAGGAATTGTGCAAAAACAATATACAGGTTTATTCGTTTGGAATTTTCTAAAGAATTCAGCCGTGTAACTGCGATTTCAACCGACGGGTACCGACTTTCCCTTGAACATGCTGTGTGCAGTGATATTGATGAGAACTTTACAGCATACATAAAGCCACAGCTTCCGCCTTCTTACTCAAAATATGATAACGCAACAATAGAGCTAAAAGATAGCAAATGCTTCATTGAAATTAACGGATCTATTGTTGGGTACAAACAGCCACACGATGATTTTCTTGATTACAAAGAAGCTGTTAAAAATGCAACGGATGGGGCGCCTGCCTTGCGTATTGGCTTTAACGGAAATCTGTTGATTTCGGCATTGCAGGAAGCAAAAACGTCATGCGGCAATTCGTTTCGGAAACCAGTTGTGTTGGAATTTCGCGGGTCTCTTTTGCCTGCGGTAATTCGCACAAATGATGATGATATAAAACTCGTACTGCCGGTACGGCTGGAAGGAGATAAATAACCATGACAGACTGGAAATATGATTCCGCTGATTATGACGACAGCGATTATGGTGTCCTACCTGTGGGGAAATACCGGGTCCGCATTGCGAATGTGGAAGAAAAGCAGTCTAGGGCCGGAAACGATATGTACGTCCTGACGCTGGACGTGTCCGGAAGCAATTCGAAACTGTGGTACTACATGGTATTCATACCGGACAACGTTAAAATAACGAACAATAAACTCGGCACTATTTTCGATTCATTCAGTATTACCCCGGGCGATCTCAACATTGAGCACTGGAAGGGCAAAGTCGGCGCCTGCAAGGTAAAACATGAGGAATACGACGGAGAGCCGCAGGCAAAAGTACATTACTTCCTGAAAAAGAAAGAGCAGGAAAAGCTGCCTGCGTGGGTGGAACCGGAAAAAGCAAATCCGCAGGATGAAAAGCCTGCCTATTCAGGAAGCAATTGCTCAGCCGCTGATGTTGGCTATTCCGGCGGGGAAAATAGCGAATTTGAAGAAATTCCCACTCCCTCTGATGATAATCTGCCATTCTAAATTTTTGAAAGCCGGACTGGATGTGATGCCTTACAATGCCGTTTACTTATAAAAAAGAGGATTTTGATACTTCCGAACCTTATCAGAATTTAATGAATATTGATGACCCGTTTGAGCGCCAGATACAGGAAGACGAACTGAAAGAATACGCCATAAAGCTGGGCGTTCCGAGCTTTGGCAAGCGACTGAAAATGTACAAGGATTCCCTCAACCCCCGGAAAAATGCGAAGCTGCACGAAGTGCGCATGACAAATTTTACAGGGCAGCCAATTGACCTTGATTCCGGTGACTGGACTGCAAATGATTTTGGCATTACGAAAGACACGCAGGAAGGCACAGTATTTGCCTGCCCAAATCCAGTTACTATTACCCGCCGAATTGTCAACATCGATACAGGCGAGGAAAAGGTGGAACTGGTTTATACAAAAGGCGATAAGAAGTGGCGCCGGAGGATCTTTTCCAAAGGCATCACTTCCAACAGCCGAAAAATAGTCGAACTCGCAGAATGCGGAATCGCCGTGACAAGCGAAACGGCAAAATACCTTGTGAATTATCTGTTTCAGCTGGAGAACCTGAATCTTGACATTATTCCGGAAGTGCGGAGCATAAGTCGCCTCGGCATGATTAAAGATATTGGCTTTTCCCCATACGTTGACGGAATTGTTTTTGACGGCGATGACAAGCTCAAAAATGCGTATGCTGCCATTGCTTCCAAAGGCAGCCGCGACGGCTGGGTAAAGCTGATGCGAGGGCTGCGCGGGACAAGCGTTGAGCTTCGCATTTTGCTTGCCGCGTCGTTCGCAAGCGTGCTGGTGTCTCCACTAAACATTAATCCATTTTTCGTGCATATCTGGTCGGGCGAATCAGGCTCCGGCAAAACGGTTGCGCTTATGTGTGCTGCGTCTGTGTGGGGCGACCCGCACTGGCAGGGACAAGCATATATCCAGAATTTTAACGCAACACAGGTCGGCCTCGAGCGTTCAGCAGCGTTTTTTAACCATTTGCCCTATATGATTGACGAGCTGCAGCTTCTCAA